CCCCATCGTCTGCTAACGCAAGATTATCACTAACTCCTAAAGTAGCATTAGAACGAACTGCTATTAAACTTGTTCCTGCTGTTCCACTATTTCTTATGTTAATTGTTCCGATAGCACCGCCACCAGTCCAATTTAAATTTTTAACTCTTGTACGTCCTTTAAAAACAACGCCTGCTACATTTGCATTAATTCCTGCAGACATGTTACCTGCTGGGTTACCTACTGCTGTTATTGATGATATTGTTGCAAAATAGCCTGTACTTGTTGCTGTACTAGAGTCTGCTCCAGTAACGGTTTCTGATAAAGCATCTCCATTAACATCCGTTCCTACAACTGTAAATTCAATTCCTGAATCGTCACTTGCACTTAAAAGTGTAATTTGTCTAGCTGTGCCAGTATCTGCTGTATAAGCGCCTCCAGAAGTTAATGCTCCACCTAAAGTAAGTGCTGCATTATTTCCAACTGATGCTGCAGTCGATAAACCATCAGCATCGAGCGCTGTAGTTGTAATTACTGCAGATGATTTTATATCTGTTGACATAAATTTTCTCCTAATTTTGTTAAGATGGGACCGAAGCCCCATCCTAAAGTTTGTTAATAACTATTATTCAAATAACAATCTGCTAATTGCGCAATAAGATACGTCAATTGCAGCAGCGTTACCGTCACCAGCTTCTATTCCAGCGTATGGAATTAAATCCACATCGTTAGTTATAGCTGCTGATTTAGTATTACCTTGAGTAACCGCTGTACCACCTGTACTTCCAGATGTAGTTGTAATGTTGTATTGAACACCATTTACAAACATTGACAGTTTTCTGTCACTATCAAATGATACTTTCAAGTGATAGTTTGTACTTGCCGCTACTGTGATAGGTAATCCACTAATATAATCAGTACCACCAATACTGTGAACAAAATGCAGTAAAGTGAAATCAGTAAATGCTTGACCAGAGTTATCCGCATCAGTCAAAAATTGGAAATATGCTTGTTCAGTATCAGTCGCAAGTTCTGCAACGTTGCTTTTTTTCAACCCCGCCCAAATATTTTGATTATCAATAGCCGCACTTGTTCTGATGCAAGCTTCCCACGTAACTTGGTTTTCAGTACCCCATTTGACACCTGTCCAAGCAGTTTGTCCACTGTCTAAGTGTGGAGCTAAAATTGCTTGGTCTTGGTCAGCACCTGCTGTTGTTAACGTAACCACTGCAGAAGTAGCGCTTCTAGTAGCTAACGCTGTCGTCATGTTAGTACCCAAAACTTCAAAGTTATTGTTTTTACCTGTTGCTGTTGAACCAGCTTTAAAAACTTTAACTGTTAATGTTCCAGATCCAAGGTCTACCGCACTACCTGTGAAGTTTCCTAAAACAACTGTAGCTACGTTTGATGCTGTTACTGATGCCGTTATAGTTAAATCTGTAACATCAATACTCATTGTTGCTACCGCATAGTCTCCTAATGCTGCGCCTGTAACTGTTACGTCTTCTGCTAACTCATTGCCGTCATCTATGCTGCCCCAGTCTTTTGTTTCTGAGCCTTGTAGGTAAGCGTTAAGAGCAGGAAGTTTATTAAAATACTCTTCAAGATAATATCTTCGAGAGTCTTTCAACCCGTCACCGATCGTTCGATCAGCAACTGATCCTGTGGCTGCAGTTTTACTGATAACTTTAAAATTATTCTCAGATCGTACTGCTCCATTAAATGTAGTGTTTGCCATAATTATATCCTCCTAGTTTGCGAACGTAGTCTCTAGGCCGTCGACTATACGCGTCTACGTTCTAATTAATTTATATAGTAATTAATCTATAGCCCTTTTTTAAAAAAAGCGCAAGGTATCCTGTAGTAAAAAGTTGTTTTTTGATAGCGCTTAAGTGGCTATCGAAACTTGGGCCTCAGCCTCGTTTATTTTCTCTAACCGAGTTGCTTCTTCAAACTCTTTGGCAATGATCTCTTTAACAATTTCCTGAATTTTTTTATCAATATAAGACATATTAATATTATATCTGCCCTCCTTCAGGTGTTCCTGTTGCCACTCGAGTTCCAAGGACCTTTTCATAGTGTATAGGTCTTGAGTCATTTATAACCTCCTCATAGGTTATCCATTTCCTCCTGAATGAATCACTAAATCCATCTTTTTCCCACTTTACATCTTTTTGTCCTACTTTGTCAAGTATTGCTTTCTCAATAGCTATAGCATTATCCTCTGATTCTACAATAAAATCAGCAGCATAATCATAAGCTCTAATTTGAATTCTAAATTTTTTCATGTTCTCACCTTACATTCTTACTTTATATGTGAAATGAGGCGACTTTAAGGCCGCCTCATTAATTTAGTTATTACGCACCTTCAACGCCGAAGATACCTCTATAGTCGGATACTCCAAATGAGTATCTTTCTCTAGCTTTGTATCTAACGTTGCCAGTATCGAAATCGCCTTCCATCGCAGTTTTTAACGCTGCTCTTTGAAACATTTTCATACCGTTAGGCACATCAGTAATAATATACCAACTATCTGTATCAGTTAGGTAATTGTTCACTCTATATCCTTGAGGAATCATACCCATAGATACACTAGCATTGATATCATTATCTGCTGTTCCAGTTCTGCCTTGAGATTTTGTCAATCTTTCAGCGTTGAACTGATTAGCTGAAGGAATTATCATTTTAACCCCTCTAGCCGCTACTCTCAATCCACGTTCATCAGTCATGCCAGCAATATCAATTAATGCTTGCTCTAATGATGTTTCATTTAAGTCTGCTTGCGTAGTTAAAGTATTTTTAACTGCTGTTCCACTAACAGTTGTGTGGTTAGTTGAAAACAGAGAAACTGTATCACCTGATGTGAATGTCCCTACTGAGGACAGACCATTATTTAAAGGCGTTACAGCTTTTACTTGCTTCGCATTAGACATAGATCTTGCTAAAGCTTTTGTGTATCTGGAAGCTAGTCTATCGTAGAGATTATCTTCGATAGCTTCTTCTGTGATTGCAAATGCTAAAGCAATTGTGTCATGAGTATAACGAGCCGTGTAGGTTTCTTGTGCTTCGTCGAAAGAAACACCTGATCCTTCAGGTTTTACCTCTGCGTTAGCGAATCCTGATAACATAACTTCCTCTTCGAAAGCTCTGTCAGAAGATTCTACAGTATAAATTTCAGTGTGTTGATTTTCATACCGTTTGTACTCCAGGCCAAATAGTGCATTTAAACCTGGTTCTAGTTCTTTGACTAGTTGTGCTCTTGATATTGCCATTGTTTATATGCTCCTATTACGTGCTATCAATGATTTCATTTAAGTTTTGAATAACATTAACTGAGCAGTAAGCTGCTGTTAGATCCTCATTTTCAGGATCTTCAGCTAAGCCCAGCAACTTCCATGTATCATTGGTCGCATGTGTTGATCCGATGTCTAGCGTTGCAGATGACTTTCCAGTTGCAGTACTACCTGCAGTGGTATTGAATCCAAAAGTTTGAAATATTACTTCATGTGCTCCAGCAACAGTACTTGCTACTGCATCGTCACTTGCACATCTATATATTTGAAACGGATTGTCATAAACAAACGCTTGTACATCTTCACTATTAGCCGGAGTAATACTGCCTGCATAGTAATTCGTCCAAGTTGGCTTGATTGTTGTAGCCGCATTGTAGAAAATACCTTGCAAAACACCTAACGTTACAGCGGTTGCTGAGCCTTGTGCACCTAATATAGATCCAACAGCGCTGTAAACAGCTTCTCCGTTGTATATTGCGGTACCATCGCCAGCGTCGATCCAGTATTGGCCAAAACCTGCAGTTGATGGACCTTGTCCAAGAACTCTTGTAGGTATTAAACCAAAACCAGCGCTATTTCTATTAGCCATAGTTTTACTCCTTATGTTTACAGTTTTACCTGTAAACGGTTAATTTAATTCAGTGATAGGGATTAACCCGAGAATAGTTAAAAAATTAACTTTTCTTTGTACCACCGAAGGTTACACGAGATTGCCTGTCAACATTGATAGGCATACTCTTATGCTGTTCCTTTAGTAAGTCATTGTCTACCGCTTGAGTCTGACCTTCAGTTTGACGCCGAAAGTAGTCAGTCCTTTGCTTCGCGAGCTCTTCAGGTATCCTAGCCAGCAATAGGCCGCCAACTCCAATGATCCCCTTGAATTTTCCATCATGGACAACCGGATAATCAGAATCAGGAAATTCATCAGCTCTCACTAATTCATAACCTTCTCTTAATCTTCCAGAGATATTCTTAGTGTCTTGAAACCCTAAGCTCTCTGACCGTATCCATCTGTGCCTGAATCCATCAGGTGCAGGGGGTGCATCTAGAGATGATGGGGGAGTCCACACTTTTGGTCGTTCAGTCTCTGACCGTGTTTGACTCGCACGAGAAGTTTTTATGTCGTCTTTTTTCATATGCTTGCCTCCTTCGTGAGTTTTAATTGTTTCGCATATTCTTCGAGTGGCACTCCTAATTTTTTAGCTATTGCTACCTGTGAAGAAGTGAGTCTCACAGTTTGGCGTCCGGGTTTTACGCTTCTTTGAGCTGAAGCGACCAACTGATTGGTCTTGAACGTCTGCTCTACATCACCACCTTTAGCAAATTTATGCGGAAAGTCAACTCTTATTCTTTTGTTAATTTCCTCATAATATGCCGGATCTTTAGGATCCATTCCTTCTTTTTCAACCAAATCTTTATGATGTTCAAAAGCGGTAAAAGTCATGGCTCTGTCTTTGCCAAACCATTCATTTTTAGCCGCCCATGCCTCTGCTTGAGGATCGGGTTGAGGAAGTTCCTGTGGTGTTTGTCTTGGTAATTTTCCACCGTCAGAAAGCTGAACAGGTTGTTCCTGTTCTTTTGCTTCCTTGGATTGTTCCAATTTCGCATTTTCAAATGCAAGTGTTGCAATCCGTTTATTAGCTTCGACCTGAGCTTCCGCGTTTCCTGATTCAATGGCAGCAGCTAATTCTTTTTGTGCCGAGTCCATTCCAGTCTTAACGTTCTTCTCAAACCGAGTCCAATAGTCAGTATCCATTTTTTTGAATCGAGACTGATCTTTGGTTCTCTGTGATTCCAAAGCTTGAGCGTATTCCGTTGCAGCAGCTTCTCTTCTTTCCGCTTCACGCATCTTACGGGTCAGTTTAGAGATCCGTGATTGAACCCCCTTGCTGTATTCCTCAAGTTTAGTATCGTCTTCTTTTACTGGCTCTTCTTTTACTTCTTCCTTGGGTACTTCTTTTACTGTTTCTTCCTTTACTGGTTCCTGTTCCGTGACTATTTCTTTTTCTACTTTTTCCTCGGGTAAAGTTACATCGACCTCTGGGCCGGATGTATCCAAATCTACCTTCGGATCTTCTTTCTTTATTTTATTTTCTTCTGGCATAGTTCCTCCTATGATTAAAATTTATGCAAGATATCTTCTGGATTCTTGACGGTTGCTAAAATTTCATCTTCATTCAGCAATCTGATTTCCCCACCTTCTATCTGTATACGTGATCCTGCATAACGGGCAAAGATCACCCAATCACCAATCTTGCACCACGGACCATCTGGATATCTCTCCTTATCCTTATAACATTGCGGTCCCATTGCAAGTACGTTACCACATTGCGATGCAACTTGTTGTTTGTCCAATGTGTCTTGTCCCATGAAAATTCCTCCCTTGGTTTTTTCATCCATTCTGAATGGTAAAACAACAATTCGCCATCCTGTTGGTTTCGGGAGTTTTTCTGTTTCTTCTTTGTATTTTTCCGCTAAAGCTGGTTTAAGCTTCGGGTTTTCTGATGTC